AAAGTCTTGCAAAGCACTTCTGTTTCCAACTCCTGGGGTTACATCGCCACTTGCATAGTTTTGGTATACATTACCTCTTGCTTTTACTGCAGCAAATAAACCTTCAGTACCAGCAGATGTAACTGTTGCATTCAATGCAGCGGCTACAGTTGATCCATTACCAGCTAATTCACCTTCTACCATTGCCATTTCTAAGTAATCTTGGAAACGTAATCTTGTTTCTCCTTCAGACTTCAAGTACCATAGGTATCCTGATGCTCCATCCTCAGTAGCAACTTCAACCCATCCAATTTGGGCAGCATCGGAGCCACTTATTTGATAAGTGTCCTTAATAATAATTGGCTTGTTACTGTACTGAGTAAAAGAAGCCTCTAAAGAACCTAACATTCCATTTGTTCCTTTAGCAAACTCAGAACCGTAAACGAATAAATTTACAGCCTCGTTCCCAAAAGTTACGTCGCCAGCAGCATTCGATGAAAACAATTGTTGAGTATAAGGCAATAAAGTAAAAGTTTGAGCTCCTGGAGTCGCAACAGATACATATGCTTTCAAGGTTCTTAGTCCATCAGCGCTAGATACTACTACTGTGTTTCCAACTCTTACTGAATTGTTTAATGCAGAACCTAATGTAACAACTCCTGTAGCAGCTACAATAGACACTGTAGAGTTAGCAGTTACTGCATCATTTTCGTACCCGATGTGCAATCTGTTTTGCTCAGACCATACAACTTGATCAGAAGTCATTGGCATTTCAGCACCAACCATACGTAAGAATCCAGATAAAGTTCTGTTTCCATATCGCTCTACCTCAGCCTCGTAAAGCTCTGGTAAATATTGTTGTGCAAAGTTATTTGAATTTGCTCCAGCATCTGTGAAGTCTAAATAATTGCCTACTAAGGCGGTTTTTGTTGGTGTTGGTACTAAGCTAAATTTGCCTAGTGGGTCTATACCCGTTCCAAAATTTCCCATTTTGTTTTGTTTTTTTAATTGTTAAATTGTGATTTTTTAATTTTTAATTTTGAAGAATCCGCTCCTGTTACAGCTTTAACCCTAATGCCATTTACAAAAACTGCATCGCCAGCTGTTTGTCTTGGAGTGTCTGAAATGTTCTTTGAACTATTTACAACGTCCTTAACAGCATCCGCTTTGCCCTGTTCATAAAAGTGATTAGCAATCTGGTCCATATTTTGAGCAGCATATATTGCCTTGTGATAACCTTCGTGATTAACTATTTCGCCTTGTTCGTCGACAAACTTTTTGACAAAATTATCAATACTAGATTGTTGCTCAGCAATTTTACTTGGGTTATTAATACCATACCTAAATTTCTTTCCTCCGACTTCGTATTCAAAACCTTTGAAATTGTCGTTTAAAAGATTAGATGTAGCTTTCTTAAACCTGTCGTGCTTCTGCTCGGTTAAGCTTGCTTCTTCGTTGTATCGGTTGAAAAAGTCCATTGCTTTTTTCTGCTCTTGGGTTACGCCTGGTCTTAACTTAATCTCATCGTAGTATTTACCCTTCAAGGTTTCTAAAAAGCTTTTGGCTTTTGCAACTTCTTCTTTATACGCTAATTTTCTTTTACGTATATCTCTTTCTTCGTCAATGTCTTCGTCATACGAAAAATTGTCTTCTAAAAGGAATTTTATTTCTTCATCGTCTAGATGAGGTTTACTTTTTTTATAGTACTCTTCTAAAAGCACATCACTGTCCACGTTTGAGTAATCTGCATTAAGCCTAACATAGTCCTCTACATTTCCTCCCGTTTCTTCCATAAAGGCAACAAGCTTCTCAACGTTCTCGGGTAACGGCTTACCCGTAATCTTTTCGTCTCTGATTGCTTCCTTAGCTTCCTTTACAACTTCTTTTACTTCTTTAGCTTCCTCTTCCGTTATCTCTTGGATGCCTGCAAACCCTTCATCTTGAATGGAACTTTCCCCTGATGATACTTCTGTATCCACTTTTTGTACAATTTCGGTTGGTTTATCTGCAACCACTGTTGTTGTTTCTTGCTCTTTATCGGCATTGTCTTGGTTTAAATCAACCTTAATAACATCTTCCTCAACCTTGTCTTTTGTAGATAAATCTACTTTGATAGCCTCGGTATCTTTATTAAACTTTTTCATTTTAGGTTTACTTTTTATTTTAAAGTCACCCTCTTGTTTTACTTCTTCTGGCATAATATAATATAATATAAATTAAAAAAATTCTATTTAGGCCCAAACTTTTCTAGTCCGAAGCCTCCTAATACATCATTACCTGAACTTTCAAAGTTTTTCGGTAATGAATTGTTTTTCCTTTGATCAATCATTTCTGATTGTTGAGTTCCAGCAATTTTTGTTCTCTGGTCTTTTCTATCCTCAATCTCTTGCTCTCTTTGTGTTTCAGACTTAATCCTTGCTTGAGCTAGTTGCATGTTAAAATTGAACTCTTCAGCCATTAGCTCTCGTTTTATTTGGGCCTCCGCTTGCATTCTTTGTATATCAAATTGCGATTTAGCTTGCTCAAGGCTTACTTTTTCTGCTGTTAATGCCTGCTGCTTCTGTACTTCGGCCATAGCTGTTTGCTCCGCTAACTGCGCGTTCGCCTGCGCTTGTGCTTGTATGTTAGCTTGTTGCGCCTGTTGTGTGGCTTGCGCTTTTTCTTTTCTTCTGGTCTTTAGTATTTCATTTGCTAACTGCAAGTTCTTTACTTGTCTAATATCTATTGCATCTTCTAAATCAATACCGCCTGATTGTAAAGCAACTTGTATGTTTTGCTCTAACTGTGCTTTTTCTTCTTCATCCGGTTCTAATTCTAAGAATATACCAAAGTCATGCAAGTTAAGCTCCTTAATACTTTCTAATGTAGCAACATTAAAATGTGTTATACTATTTTTTAATGAGCTAGCTGTTAGTGCAAACTCTAAAGAATCAGCTATCCTTCTAGATACGTTTTCACACGTTCTAAGAGCTAAATAACAACTTGCTTGCAATATATGTCTAGTTGCTACGTTGGACTGGTTAGCGGCCATCTTTTGTAGCCCTACGAGTGCATCTTTAGCCGGAGCTGAACCATCTCGCGCTTCGTTCAAACCAGTTACATCTCGTATCATTTGTAAATAATATTGATACGTTTGTATTAGTGATTGTATCTTAGCTCCCCCACTCGATGTTTGCAATTCTTGAATTGGCACCTTGCCTCTATTCAATTCCCCATCTTGCGTCATTGACCTACCTAAAACACTACCTGTTTGGAAATACATATTAAGTGCTTCTGCGGGGTTGTAGTTTGTTCCATTACCTAAGTCTACTTCTGCCAATCCATCTACATCTAAGAACACCCCATCAGGAACCATCCTTGCCATTACTTGCTGTAACTTAAGGTGAGTTAATTGAATCATATCGGCAAACCCTGTTATACGGTTAACTAATGAATCAATCCTTCCATTATACATCCTTGGTGCACAAATAACATAATTCATATCAACCTTAGTTGTGTCAGAAAAAGGTCTCGTCATATTTTCCGCTAACTTCCACTCAAGCATTTGATTGTTGCCTAATACTTTAGCACCACTATATAATACCTCTATGCTTCTTGATACCCTTTTAAACGTATCATTTTCTGGAGGATTAAAACTGTCTGTTTTTTGTATTGCTTTTTCTAAACCGTTAGGCCCTTGCTTTATTTTAAATACTTGGTTGTTATATGTCTTGTATTCAAAGTATAATATTTGTACTGTATTCTCGTCATATCCTTGCCACCCCGCAACATAGTTTCTATTGCCTGGCATTTCTTCAATGCGCTTAAGCTCCTCTTCTGGTATATTCGGGAATTGCTTTTTTAGCTCCGGTATTGATACCGATTTTACTTCTCCAACATAATATACATCTTCAAAGTTTGGATCATCTGTATAAGAATAAACCATATTAGCTGGATCACAGTATTCTGTAACAACCCCATTTGCTTTGTTCCATGTTGTTTTAACTGCCCCTATCCCTAATACGGTTAGATCGTAATTAAATCTTTTTCTAATCTCATGGAACTTGTTTTTAGCAAGCACTTGGTTTATAACTTCTTCTTCAGCTATCTCTATTGATTGCTTATAATCAAGCTGCATATGAGTAGCTAACTCTTCCGGCGTATCAGGAAGCTTGTCAGGGTTATCTGTATTAAACGCGTTAATCCCTGTCTGTTCCTTTAGCTTAAGCAACTGCTCCTTCATTATAATGTCTTGCAACATCTTTTCGGCATAGTCAGTTCTTTTCTTTGTAGACCCGGGGTCTTGAGCGTATGCTTTTATCTCGTATTCCTTTTCATTAATGCCGTTTGCTACAATATCCACAAATTTAGAAATTACGGGTACTGGCTTCCAGTCTAAGTTTAAATAAGATAAGTCACCGTTAATAGCCAACTCGTCTTTATACTTTTGTACGGGCTGTTCGCCTCTAGCGTATAGTCTTAATGAATGGTACTTGCTTGTATTTGTTGCGAACCTATTCCCGCTACCTCCTTGTCTAAACCATTCCTGCTCTATAGCTCTACCAACTTGAACGCCATACTCGTAGCTTGATTTTTCTGCGTCACTAACAACTTGGCTAGGAAATACACTGTTTGGGTTTGCGCCTACGTTCATTTAATTTATTATTTTTGAATAACTTCCAGAGTTGTCATATCTCTTCAACCCTAGATTTATATTTTTTCTTACCACTCTATTAACGGGTGCATATCTATTTCTATTGCAAGCCATGATGGCAAGTCCAGAACTTATAGAAGCATCGTGTTTTGTTCTATTGTTTATATTAAATCTTGCCCAGTCTTCCAGGGTTCTTTGGAAGTAAACGTCCCCCATTTCATCATCACCTAAAATTCCTACAAGTTCCTCTATATATGTTTCTATTGCAGCAGCATGTGCTTGCATAATGTCTTGGCTTGAGTTAGGTATACCACCTATCTCTCTTTCTGTAACAGACAACTTATTATATAACTTATCTGGTCTATTCATCGAATAGCCTCGGTATCCTCTATTCTTAAAGTGATACAATAACCTTGGTTTGTTATTCTCTGCTAGTATTGGCATACCATAAAATACACAAGCCATTAATACATCCTCAAAAAATATCTCTGCTGTCTGGGGTCTTGCAATGTACTCTAAAAAAAAGTGGTTACTTGGAGCATCTTCCATACTAAACTTAGTTAATCCGTGCAATGCTCCGTTAGATCCTCTACTATCTACCGTGCCAGATATATCATAACTGTCACATCCAAAAGCCCCTAAATGCTCATTGCCAGGGTAATTGGTACCGTTTTTATTTATAATCCTATTTTGCATACCCAAAGGTGGTATCCAAGAAACGTAAAATCTGCCATCCTTGTGCGGCATAAACATTACTTTTGTGTCCTTAATACCATTCTCCCATTGGAAATTTCCTCTTGTAACCAATGTGCTAGCAGCCATAGATTCATTATGATCTATCTGCTGGTATATTTTTGTTAGGTTAAACAAAGATTCTTTTGCCTCATCCCTAAATGCGTGCTGTTCTGTTCTAGGAAACTGTCTGTAAAATTCATTTAAGCCGTCCTGATCTTCTTTTAAACCAGCTACTTCGTTATTCCAGTAATCTATTACACCTGTTGTTATCGGTATTCCATACTGATCTTCGATTGGTTCTTCGGGAGTATCGAATACAGGTAGTCCATAAGAATCAATGTATCCCTCGTAGTTCCATTCCATAGGTATGAACAAAGAATATAATCCTGAAGCAGTCTGTCCATTGCTGTTTCTTCTTGTAACGTCTGATGCATAATATAGTTTTTTAAAGTTGTCACCTCCCTTATCTAAAGCATTTGATGTTGAACCCATCATACACTTTCCAATAATTCTGCTACCTAATCTAAGACAAGTTTTTGTTACCCTCCAGTTATTAAGTATGTTGTTAGGTCTTTCCCACTTACCAGATTCATCGTGTACAAGTAACTTTAATTTTTCTCCATCATAGGAGTTGTCACCTGTATTTTTCCAGTCAATCGTAGTATCCAATCCTTTGAGATCCTCTGGGTTCTCATTAGCGTCAAGTTTCCTCCTTGTAAGTTTTGAAGCAGGGACTCTATATGCCAATTCTGTTTTCGGTCTATCCATACCATCTTGGATGGGTTTGAAGAAGAACGGATAATTGACTGATATTGGTACAACCTTGTCGGTAAACATTTTTTTTGCATCAGGCCCTGACTTTGAAAGTATGCCGTATCTAGAGTCAGTAGACATAGTTGCGAGGTTGACAATTTCTCCAGATGACATGAACGAAAATCCACTCCGTCTGTTTTTAAGGTAGTCCATTCCAAAACATCTATAATCG